GTGACTGGAGTTCAGACGTGTGCTCTTCCGATCTTTTAGTTTCAACAGGAGAAAATTTTTCTTCTACTTGTTCAATCTCAACCTTTTCTTTTTTATCTTCTTTAGAATGATTTGTATAACCAAGATCAACTTCACCAACATTTAAACTTGGTGCTTTCTTCTCGGCTTTTGAATCTTCTTTTACTTGTATTTCTTGTTCTTTGACATCGTCAAGATCAAGTTCCACTTCTGGAATTTTCTTTTCATCTATCATTTGTTTTCCTTTTTAGTTTAGTATAAGTGAAGAATATCTTGAGGACGTTTAACAACACCGATAATCTCATCATCATTTAAAATACGGTGTTCACCATATTTTGTTTTGAAACGAGATCCAGCATATCTTCCATACATTACGAACTGGCCTTCTTTGCACCAAGGTCCTGTAGGGAATTTATCTTTATCTAAATAACAAAGATCCCCCATTTTAACTACAATTCCAATAACTGTAGTCATAGCAATAGTATCCTGAGTTTGCTCAGATAGAATAAGTCCACCTTTAGTTTTAGTTTCTCCAGCGTATGGTCGTACTAACATACGATAACCAATCGGGTCTGGAAGACAATCTAAATACTCTTGGATGCCTTTTGCGTCTTTTGGGATTTTTGTCTCGTTAGATTTTTCAGAAGAACTAGTCGGAAGAACTAATTTCTGATTCGGTACTACTATCGTCATCTATACTCTCCTCTTTATGTTGCAGGTCTTTTAGATCCTGTAGCAGCGTTTCTAATGCGCTGAGCCTGCCCTTAGCATAGTGGAGCCTATCTAACGTGTCTATACCATAGCAAATATCTTGCCTGGTTTCTTCTATACGTTTTCTCACGTAATTTCTTATAAATTGCAACGTATTTATATCCATCATGGATTTATTTTATTATTTCTTTTAATTTTTCTTTTTAATTCTTGTCTCCAGATCCAATAATCTAGCCAAGAAGAGAATTTTTTTATTAAATTAAATATCATTTTTTTAACCTCTTTTTTAGTTGTTTAATTTGTTTTTGCAACTTAAAAATAATATTTTCTAAGTCGTTTGGACCTTTATCTTTCAAGTTCAATTAAAAACCTCTTAATTACGACTTGTCCTGTTGATACATTAGGTGTGTTTATATTACTGCAAGAAAAAAGCAATAATAAAATAACTATGTATTTCACTACCCGTTTTCTTGTTCTTTAGGCTGTGGTTTGTTAGCCATTGTTCTAGCAACGGATTCTGCGCTTCTGCCCACAACATATCCTCCAAGACCTATTTGTAATAGTGTCCACACGTCTCCTGGAAGAGTTATAGTTATAGAAGCTTTAAAAAAGAATAAGATTACTGGTCCTAGTACATAATTCCATATTAATATAAATATTAATACGTACATCAGTAATGGTCTCCAGCTAGATGCGAACCATCCAGCTTTAGCTTCAGCTTCAATAATTTTAGCTGCTGCAGTTAATTCTTGTGTATGAGATTGTAATAACTGAGTTTGTAAGTCTGCTTTTAATTTAGCTTGAAGATCTTTATCAGGAACTGATTTTTCAATAGTTGAAAATAGTATCTTAGCTAATGGGGCAACTGCTTGTAACATTGGCAACATTCTTTAAATTTCTCCTGTCTCCTTATACCAAGATATGGAGTAAGTTGCAACATCACATCTATAGCCTTATCTCCTGCGACTGTCCATTTCCACGACCTACTATGCTTAGTGTTTTTTGGTAAACTGGTAGATATAGAGCCTAATTTAAAATAATCTATAAATCTAACTACGATATCTTCATCACACATTCTAATTTGTACTCTAAGATATCTATTTTTTTTATTTTCTTTTCCCCAAAAACCAAAAGATCCTTCTCCTTCAAATACTCCTGCAAGAAATATTAGTTTTTGTTCTTTTGTTAACTTACCGTATGTTTGTTCAATCATATATCTCCGTTATTTTAAGGAGATATATACTATTTATTTTTGTTTTGTCTAGAAATATATCCACCCATTCTCATTCCTTGAGAAGCTGGGCCTTTTTTAGGAGGTGGGCCAAATCTTACACCTGGCATTTTGATCTTTTTGATTTTTTGTATAGAAGGTTTCTTAATTTTACTTATTTTTGGACTTTTAATTTTTGGAATACCAATTTTCATGGTTATCTTTTAGGAACGAACATTTGCTGATTCTTTTCTCTAGCAATTTTTAGTTTTTCATTAGCAACTTTGATTCTTTCTGCTGCTTGTTGTTCTTGATTCTCTAATTTCATCTTCTCAACATCAATTCTATCTTCAAATTCAAAAGATTTTCTTTCCATATCTTGTTGAGATTCTCTAGCACGTCTTTGAATATCTAAAGCTTTAAGATCTAATTCTCTTTGTTTCAACATTACTAGTGGATCTTGTTGTTCTCCACCCTCTGCTTGTACTAATTGTTGAGTTAATTCTACAACTCTTCTAGCAACTAATGAATTAAATTGTACTTGGTAACCATTTGGATCTTGTTGTTGTAGGATTGCGTTCTGTGGGTTCTCTGACATAGCTGCTCCAACCTCTCCATGCGCTTGATAAGCAATGTGATCTGAAATATGTCCTTGAAGTAAAGCATAAACCATTGGATTTGTTTGTACCATTCTGCTTTGCATGAACATAGCATGTGCACTAATGTGAGAAACATGGTCTTGCTCTGGAAATACTTTTAATAATTCCATTCTAAGTGCTTTAGAATTCTCTGTAGCTGGATCTTCTGGTAATGGTTCCTTTTCTGGAATCAATAAATCATCAATTTGTCTAGTTCCTAATGCTTCGTATACTCTTCTGTAAGCTTCTCTCAAGTTGTGCATCTGTGGATTTGACATTGCAATCTTTAAATTCTCGTTTGCAAGTGTAACTCTTTGCGCCATTGAATAGATACTTGGATCTGCAACTGGAATAACATCTACTCTACCATCAAAGTCTACAGCTTTAATGTTTCTATCTGCACCATATACTGCGTATGGATATTCTGGTGGTAAGTAATCTGCAAATACTCCTGCTAAAATTCTAAATTCTTGTTTCATAGCGTAGTAACATCGCTTATGAATAGCTGACATAACTCTAGAACCACGTTCTAATAAAGCTATAGTCGTGCCTACTGCTGCTTGTTGGTTACCATCACCTACTTGCATATCTGCAATTGAAGCAAATCTTTGACCTGCTTGGACCACGAAACCTAATAATTGGAATAAAGTTTGTGAAGGTTCTTTAAACGGTAGTATTTGAAACTGATCTTTTATGTTTCCGCCTGGTGCATCTACGTCTCTGAACTCACCTGGCTGGAATGGTTGGTCATCATCCCTGATTCTAATTCCACGGCTCTTGAATCCTGCTGGTAAATTGGCAAGAGTACCTGCATCTAATAACTGTCTTAAGCTAGAAGTAGCAGTTCTAGATAATCCACCAATCATGTGAATTAATCCAAAGCCATAAAATCCTAAACCTGGTAAAAATTTAAAGTGTACAAAGTATTCTTTTCTTGTTTTTAATGGATCATCTGGTGAATAGTTTCTATAAACAGATAGAACTTGTTGTGAACCTTCATCAATAGTTACAATGTATGGTATTTTAATATTGCGTTCTTCTTTGTCTGCTGTTGTTTCATATTCACTTAAATCTAAATCTACATGCATTTCTAAAATGTTATATTGGTATACTGTATCTCCACTTGGTTTTACACCTTCAATCTCTGATAACTTTTGTTGTATAGCTGTTTGTTCTGGTTGTTTAGGAATTAATTCTACATCTAAATAGAATCCAGCTTTTTGATGTTTAATAACATCATTCTCATTCATTTTAACAACGTGAGTAATACGCTCAGAATCTTTAAGATCTGTTGCATAGTATGGAACTACTAAATCATCCGCAGGTATAAATTTAGATACTGCACGTTTTAATATTTCATCATAGTAAATCTTTTTAAATGCTGATCCTGATAATGGTAAGTAAAATAATAATTGATCAAAGTCTGGAGTGTACTCTTCCATCTCTTCCATCAACATATAGTTCATGAAATCTTTAACTCTTTCTGATTGTTTTAAAATATCGGGTGTCTCTAATCCAACTACTTCAGTTCTTACTGGACCTTCAGCTGGTAATAATTCTTTATAAGCTTGTGCTTGAAATTGTGTAACTGATTCTGCAAGCATAGGATGTGTAACTCCTGTTGCTCCTTGGAACGGTCTAGTCATGTCTTGGTATTTAAATCCTAATAGATCTAAACCTTGAACATAAGTTTGTTCCCAATCTAATCTTGATACTCTATCTTTTTTATAATCTGCAATAAGATCTAATGCTAGACGACTTAATGCTCTTTCGTCCATAGTCTCAGCAAGGTTACCATAAAAGTTTTCTTCTACAGTTTCTTCTGGAACTTCGTCTTCTTCAGGAAGAACAACGTCTAAACCTTCTTCAGGAATAGAATTGTCTTCCATTGGAAGCTCTTCATTAATCTTATCTACTTCAGCCATTAAAAAAGTTTAGTAGGTTTACTTCTTGCTAATTTGTTTCCTCTTGCAACTACTGATCCGCCTTTAGATGCTTTAATCATTTTACCTGTTTTAGCACCTGTCATAGAACGATTATAGTTTCTAACTTTTTCATCAAAAGCTGACAATGCCATTTTTCTATCAGACATTTGATCTCCTC